CGAATATCTAGTGTAGGGTGCTGGCGTTGTATCTCTATATGTTTACGTCTATCTGCAGAAGAAAACAACCCCTTCATTTCTATTATGATACCATTGTCTAGCTCAAAGTCAGGTGTGTAAGTACGATACTTTAGATCCTCCCATTCTATCTTTAGCTTTTCATAGGCTACGATCTTCTGCCTGTCCTTGAGGTACGCAGCAGCCTCAACTTCAAGACCACTGCGATACAGGCGAGAGTTATGTTTTCTAGCCATCTAAATACTCAGGTGCAATGTAAGTATAGTCAACCTCTTGTGGGTTCTTAGACTTACTAGGGATACTAGGCCGTGGCTGCAAGCTAGTGTGACACTTATGCTTGAAGCTACAGAACTTACATGATGATGGTAGCACCCAGTTGCCTGTCTTCTTACGGTAGAATGTCTCTTCTACTGGTTCATAGCAACGCTCAAACGGTTCATCGTTATCTATGTAATCAGCTAAGGCTTGGATGTCAGCCAGCACGGCTTCCCTGTCCACCTCAGAGGCGTCTACGTACTTGAAGTGACCGTTAGCCTTGTTCACTGCCCACCAGCCACCTACATCCTTTCCAGCGGCCTCTGCGTAGCCCACAAGCTGTGCCACGTACCCAAAGCTGTCACCCTGAGAGAGTGCCTCAAAGGATGCAAACTTGTTATCGTATGACCACGGTGATGCAGACTTAACATCATCAATGCGCCCATCCAACTCCATGTCATACTCACCCTTGATCTTCTGACCGTTAGGCAGGTTAAGTACAACCTTGTCATTGTCTTTGAAGTCTACCCCTGCTGCACGTAGCAGTCCCTTGAACACAGCCTCAACAATATCACCAAGGATCATGTTCATTAGGAAGTGTGGCGGGAAGGGTGTCTTACCCTCTGGATCATTCTTCTCAAACCATAGTTGGCACTTAGGCTTACCTATGTTAGACATACGCAGTCGGAAGTCATTACGTGGGCCTGAGTTGAACTGCTTATCCATAGCTGCCTCAACGTCAGCGGCAACCTGTTTGGTTACCGCCTCCGTCATTGTCGCTTCACCAGCCATGGCCTTCTGTAAGAAGTTAAAGACCATTAGTTCTGCTGGATGATTCATTATTCCACCTCAATGAAGTCGTTGTTGAGGATGTCATTAACCATAGCCTCATCAGAGGCAGACAGATCCTTATTGCTACGCTCATTGTGTAGATCCAGCACCTTGCCATTCATGTACTCAACAAGATCAATGAAGTCTTTTAGTGTGTCATTGTCACTGTCAGACAGATCAACGCTACTACCTAGCTTGGCTTCAATCCTACCAAACTTAGCACCTGTAGGAATACTATCCTCTACACCCACCATTTTAATGGTAGACATGATAGGTAAGAGATTCTTACGGTTCAATCCATTCAGTACAGCATCAATGCTCTTGAGTGAGTCACGGTTCTTAACATCCATGACCACAGGCACATCAGTAAAGTTACCTTTCACAGGCTCACCCTTTTCATTGATAGGGTTGTCTAGTGTGACTGTGGCAAAGAATACCTTGACACGCTTGACTGTACGCATGATCTGTTTGGTAGCCTCAGGTAGTGACTGGAAGTCTTCGATGTATCCTGTAGGACGCCCAAGGTTAAACCCACCAACGCTATCCTTCATGTCACCGTTGAGTGAGTTAGACATGATAGACTTCTCCATCTCCTCTGTCTCACTGTTCCAGCGCTGCCACTGATTACGCTGAGCGAATACACGTAGGGTAATACCATTGCTGTATACCTTATCGTCACCCTGCACCAGAGTGAACGCACCTATTGGAACAACCTCTGTCTTGATTGTCTTACCGTTGAACTCAACCTCACCCATGATAGGCTGGTGGATCATACCGACACGTGCAATAGATGGTGTAGCCTGCTGTGCTGGTGCGGAAGACACACCCATAAGCTCAGCCATAGACTGTCCACGATCTGCTGCGATTTGTAGTTCATTGCTCATTTCTATATCCTTTTAATAGAGTCAAAGAGTACCTAGTTATACCTCATACATCCACTGTGTCAAGCCAGTTAGGCCCAATTTTAGCTTCTAATAATAGAGGGACGTTCATTCTTATTCCATACACTGACTCGACTAGATCAGTCAAGCCCTCATTCATATCATTTACCATACCTAATACCTGATCTACTTCATCAGGGTGTATGTCAATAACTGTTGAGTCATGTACAGTATTTACCAGACAGGATTGCATAGGCTCAAGACGCCTGTACATCTCATTAAGCACAACAGGTACAACATCACCTGTTGCAAAGCCCTGCACTGGATAGTTCTTGATCATAGTGAAGTGTGTTACACTCCCGTTTGACCTACGAGATATGTCAGGGAAGGCATACTGCCTGCCTGATACGTTAGTAATCTTATTGAAGCGCATTGCCTCCTCACCTAAGTTCTTATGCCATGCTGCAATCCCCTTATACTTATCAATGAATTGAATGTAGTAGGCTTCCTCTGCTTTACTTCTGCCATAACCTGTAGCCCCAAAGAGGGGAGCAAACGTGTGTTCCTTGGCTTGCTGGCGCGTTGTAGGCTGGCCTGCATCAGAGATAACCTTGGCTGTGTAACTGTGTACATCAAAGCCTGTGTTAATCTCCTCAATAGCAGTCTCATCCTGTGACAAGAATGCTGCTGCCCTAAATTCTAGCTGAGCAAAGTCAGACTCACATATGTAACCGCCATCCCAGCGTGACACAAACACACGCTTAACAGGGAATGTACCCCCACGTGGCATGTTCTGCATGTTAGGTTCCTTACCACTGAAACGTCCAGTAGCTGTCACACTCTGAGTGAGCGTGGCGTGTAGGAAACCATCATCCTTTGAGTAAATACCTATGCCATCCACAAACGTAGACAGATAGCTGCTGATAGCAGAGAAGCGTAGATAGTCTTGCAGGAATGAAACAGCCTTATCCTTGTTGTGTGTCTTGGCTGTACCAATCAGGAGTGTTAGCTTATCCTTACTTGTACTGAACCCATTGGCACTGACCCACTTCTTACTAGGTGCAGAGAACCGTAACCCAGCAATCTGTTGTGTCTGTGTTAGTTGAAAGCCACGAGTGTCGCAATCCTTGCACTTGTTAGGCTTAGCAAACTTAGTGCCATCCTTCTTGGTTTTGTATGTCTTGCCTAAACCCTCACAGGTAGGGCAAGTAAATGCCTTGGTACGATAGATAGGATGGCTGTTGGAGTTTACTGCTGAGCGAAATTCAGCGGGTGTGTTGGTGAACTCAAACAGTCCAGCCCATTCCTTCTTGTTATTCATACGAACACTAAACACAACCTGAGACATCTGCTCTGGTGAGTTGATATTGATAGGCGTGTCACCCATAAGCTCACGCACCTTAGTTTGAAGTCGTGTCTCTAGCTCTGATCGTTCATCCTCAAACTGCTTTCTAACTTTTTCTAGTTCTTCAAGATCCACCCTGATTCCTGACATGTACATTCTGGTGAGGGTCTTGCAGGTATCGAAGGTAACATCTCTGACTGTGTGAAGGGACTTACTTTCTGGGGTAGCGTAGTCTGCTTCGATAGAGTGGAACAACTCACTAGTTGTGAGCAGGTCAGCCCTAAGATAAAGGCTAAGCTTACTGAGATCAGTTTCATTTGTGTTGATACCTTTCTTGATACATGTAGACAGGTAGTCTTCCTTTTGCTCAGCAAGGTCACGGCGTATGGCACAGGCGCTAAGAGAGATAGCATCCTTCTGCCCACGTAGAAGTAGATACTCTGCAAGCATGGTGTCATAGATAGGGCCATCATAGGTGAAGCCACTTTCCCACATCCACATTAAGTCATGCCTGGCATTGTGCATGATGAGCAAGGTTGTCATGTCAAGAACACTCTGTATCAATGCACGGCCTGTACCTGATGTATCCTTAGCTTCATTGTGATCTAATGTTACAGTATGTAACTCTTCGTGATTGTCAGCATTGACCATGCCAACCTGAGTCAGCGTGTTGGTAGGCTCAAAGGGATCGTTAAAGATCTTGCCATCCCTCCAAGTCACACTGTTCTCAACGTCTAATACTAGTCTCATGTCTATCTCCTAAGCTGTGTAGATAGAACGTGATCCATCTAGCACACAAGTAATCTTTCCCTGATACCCGTTTAGTTTGTTCTTGGCAAGATTAAGATAGCGCACGGGATCTTCATCCTGCCCCTCAACTTGAGCAGCCTTACCAATAAGAACCATAAGGTCTGCTTCTGCAGCCTTGCCTGTCTTGCTGCCTTCCATCATAGACTGGTTAGGATCTGTCCTACCCTCTGCCTCTGCGCTTAACTGTGACATCCATATCACACAACAGTCATACTGTTTAGCAATGTTACGGGCATGGATAGCTGCAGCCTTGAGGGTAATGTCACTGCGCTCACTCTTCATGTCAGAGAATTTGTCACCCATGTCTAAAACAACAACATCAGGCTTCTCCTGTTTAACAACAGACTCAACCCATGCCATTCCCTTACCCGTGCTTTCCTTGAACATGATGTTCTTACGCACAGGCTCATAGCGCATACGTGCTAGGGCTTGGTTCTCTCTTACTTCCTTCATTGTCATATTAGCAGAGGCACTGACGTAACGTGAAGCTACCCGTGTGTATGCTTCCTCATTGCAGAGGATAATACAACGTGCGCCTTGATGAGCGAAGCCACCATCAGCTGCGATAAGAGAGGCGTGGAAGGATGTCTTACCTGTGTTGGGACGTGCGCCTACCACAACAAGGTGACCACCACTGACACCCTCTACCTTACGGGCTAGGGTAGGTATGTTGAATGACCAACGTGACTCAAGGGCGGTAGCATCTAGGATTGTATCAAGGTCATCATCTTCCCAGTCAACACGCAGGTTAGGCGTAAAGTCATTCTTGTATTCCTCAAGTAGATGACGCAGTGGCTCAAGGCTATTCTCTGTGCCATTCACGTAGTCAAAACCCAGGTTAGCCACAACATCCCCAACGTGCTGCTGAAATAAATGTGACAGTGTGTCCTGTGCTATCTCTTCCTTGATAGGCTCCGCAATATCTATGCGGCGAAAGAGTGCATCATATGCTGTACGTGTGGCGGTGGTCATGCTCTGGTTCATACGGTTGAACACAGCCTGCAAGTCCTGCACATTCATGCTGCCATCGTATGTTTCCATGGCGCTGTCTAGTGCTTGCTTAATCTTGCGTACATCCTTACTAAAGATCTTGTCGGGGCAACGAATGCCCTTGTGTTGATTATAAAAGTCACGGTCAAGTAACGTTTTAATAAGAGCCAGTTCCATCATTGTTATTCTCTCCTACAATTATTCGGTATATAACCTCAAGGGCCACTAGAGGCCACATGAGTGCAAATCTAATAGGGCCAGAATTATTCTCCTCAGGATCTTCTGGCTCTACCATGTGATATAGTAGCGGTACGGCTAACACATAAATGGATAAAGATCCAATCAAAAAGTACAAACCTTCATCGCTCATGTCTTAACTCCAAGTAATACGCCCCTTCTTTGCTATTGTATGCAGCTATAATATCTAATAATTGTTGGCTGCTCATGATTAACATTTGATAAGCGTCCATTTCTGGTTCATACTGTCTCATAAATACAACACCATCATCACCTAGTATAACCTCAACGTCTTCATGTTCATCATGCTGATCAAGTGTTGTGATTACAGAAGCATCTGATTCAAACTCAACTGTGTACATCTGGTTGATCTCCTACAAGAATGTTTACGTGAGCCACGTTACCATCAACACGAGTGATGACAAACTCTAGACCCGCCTTAGTGAGTAACAATCTTAGTTGACCTATAGGTATCATGCTGTGCCCTTTCCTTCTAGCTGTATCAACCGTTCCAAGTACCACTGTGACTTAAGTAGATCCTCTTGTTTATTCTTGTAACGCCAGCGGTGTAGGTACTTAGCTATGTTACCACGTAGATAACCTATGAACTCTTCCTTTGTCAAGAAGTCTTCGATATAATCAATACATTCTATCTTACCCTTACCATAATGCGCTGGGCTGTTTACGTTATCCGCATCTCTCATTAATTTACTCCTATACACGGCAAAAGAATAGACAGTTTACAATACTTTGGATAGTCATCATACGTCATAGCTATTAGCACTGGTGGTGCAGCAATTAGTAATGCTACAATAGCCGCTGCCTTGATTGCACCGTTAATGTTACCCGCCATTAGCTTTGCCCCTTTGCTAATGCCATCCAGGATACAGGATACAACTCATGCATCTTCACACTGATCTGCTTAGCTACCTCTTGTGTCTCTGCTTGTGTGTCAGACGCACAACGTAGCTTACACATGTCTGCAAATGCATCTAAGCTACCACTCCAGTACCACTCAGTCATCATACTCTGTGGCAGTACCATACGTGCTTGTTCCGGGCATACACCTGCTTTAAGTAAACCCTGATATGCATCAATACAAGCATACATAGCTCTACCTACAGGTACACTGCCCCTTACCTTTACAATCCCCGTAGACCCTTGCTTCTTATCCTCGCTACGCCCACGCCATTCTGTAGGTGTGTAAAACTCAGGCTCACTATCCACATACCTACGGCTAATCTCATTCCAACGTAGGAACTTATGTTTGACTAGCTGTCTAGCTACAAACACTGGTGCCTTGATGTGGAAGCTGGCAAAGCAATGCCCGAATGGGCTGATATGTTTGTGCTTGGCTAGGTATTGGATTAGTTTATCGTCCTTGTGTGAAAGTATGTACTTACCCTTAACCATATCTATGCATTCAAGCTCACTCTTTTTACCAAAGCTTACTCTAGCAGCATTTACTACAGACAGGTCAGATCCCATATGCTCAATGTAAGTTGCTTTAATCATTTGCAGACTTCCTTTAGTTGTTTAATATCGTCAGGTACTTTATATTTTATATCATCATACAGCTTCATAGCAAATGTATCAACGCCTGTCCATAGCTCAATCTCTCTACGGAACTGTAAAGTTTTATCCATGGCGTCAGGATCAAGGGCTATGGCTACCTTTCGATACTCACCTACCTTATCCATGTGCTTAGTGGATAGTGATGTGCCAAGGATAGCCAAGGCTGTGATGTTAGGTAACAGCTGGCTTGCAACTACTGCAGAAACGACATCTTCTACAATTAATACGACATCACCACTGCCCACTGTGAAGTAGTCAGCCTCACCAGTATAGCGATACCACTTAGGCTGGCTGCGCTTACCTACTGCACGTCCCACTGCATCAATCAAACGCCCACGGTAGTGTATTGGAAACACAACACGCTCCTGTTTAACATCATACATCAAGCCAGGATAGTTGCGGATACCCCAACGCAAAACAAAGTCCTTGTACTTGGTATGCTCAAAGGTAGGGTTGACTAGGTAAGCAGGTATTTCCATAGTCTCAGCCTCTTCTGTGCCTCTCTCAGGCGGGGGCCGCATACGCATAATTATCTCTGCTGCTGTCATGTCTGTCTCATAGATGCCACCAACCCGACAGCCTAGCTTGTAGCAGTTATACTTCATTGTGCCACCATCGTTCATGGCTGTGAATGTACCCCTACCCTTACACTGAGGACAGTTGCTGCGATAGGTGTCACCATCATGTAGGTTGAGCGCCTCAACGTAACTACGAATGTTCATCGTCATCGTTTCCTCTAGCTGATAGTGCCTTGGATGCACCGCTGAATGTGTTGACCATGTAAGGCTTGATGGATGCCACGTTCTTGTGGCCCGTCACCTGCATGATACCTGCTAAGTCTACCCCACCTTCCATCATCTCTGTCACTGCTGTGCGCCGTAAGTCCATGGCTGTCAGTGTGGTAGGTAGATTAGCTTCCTTTAGTACGTCATTGATAAGATAGCTTATTTCTAGTTTGTCATAGGGCGAGTACGCATTAGCGCGTGGCTTAACACGTGGTGCTACATATTCTTGAAACCCAAAGTCTTCCTTCTGCTGGCGCAGCATATCGCACAACCCTGCTGAGATAGGTAAATGTATCTCTGCGTTGCGCTTGCTCTGTGTCAAATCCAAGCGGCACTGGGTTAAGTCTAGCTTATCCCACTTGAGAAGGCGCATGTCACCAACACGCTGCCCCCAATCATATGCCATGTGGACGATCAGACCAATGCTGCGCCAGCGGAAGTCGCCATAAGCTGTTGCAAGGAATGACTGCACTTGATCACGGCTCCACAGTACACGCCGTGGTTGACCAGACCTGGTTTGTACCAGAGCTACAGGATCACGCGTCATTACGTCATGTCTCATTGAGTGCTTCCACGCAGTAGATAGCACAGACTTGCGGTAGTTAGCTGTCCGAACCCCGACAGACAGCCACTCCTCATAAGCCTGAGTGAGGTGACGTACCTTGATATTCTTATGGCGATAATCCCCAAGAGCCTTACCCTCAACCACTGTGCCAGATACGGCAGCAAGTTGGATGTCATAATCTTTCTGTGTAGAACCTGCCAGACGACCAAATACAGCAGATTTACTATAAAAATCAATGACTTCCTGTAGTGTCGATGAAGCCTTGGGGATATTCATGTTAGTCTCCTTTTACGTTAGCGTACCAGAGGTACAAGAACCCTGCTAAGTAAACAGTCACTACTGCTAGTGGCAGGGCATGCATTAAAATGTAGGATACCATACTTCACCTCTATCTACATGTTCCTTAACGTCCTTAGCTGTAAGCTCTAGTGCCTTAGCCGTTCCACCGTTCCAGTATGCATCATCAATCTGCCTCAATAATTTGTAGTAGTAATCTGAGGCTGGCATCAGGTTAGTGGTGTTGAATGTATATACTTTCATAAATGGTGTACCTCATTGTTGGTATATGATGCAAGCTCTTTTTCTTTTACCGTCTTAAATATTACACGGCATACACCTGTGCGCTTGAACAGTTTAGTGCGAACTTTTATCGCATCATCTGCGCTGAACACTGTGGTGACATACTCACCATCAGGCTGACCTACACTTGCGTAGACTTTTATAGCTTTACTTGCAATCATTATTCTGTTTCCTTATTGTCATAGTACCAAGCGGTTGGATCATCAGGTAACACATAAGGCTTCCAATGCTCAGGGTTACCATCCTCTCTTGCAGGTGGACGAAAGTCAAACATATTTTTCAATGCCCAAGACTTATCACGCAGGTCATTTAATTGTGACAGGCGCACATCCATCATCTCCATTGAATCATCTACCATGCTGTCCATGCAAGTATAGACTTCAAGTAGTATCTTTACCTCGTCACGAGTGAGTTCTGTTTTAAGTGTCTTAGTCATTATACTGTCTCCTCAATTAAAACGTAGCGTGTGTACTGCTGACCTGTTACGGGGTGCTTACCCTTCACACCATCAATGCGATGACCTGACTTGCGTAGCTCAGAGATACGCTTAGTGAATGACTGAATGCTGTAGTCTAGCATAGCCTCACGCAGGGTTAGACCCTTGGTTGCGCGAAGGTGAGCCAGGATTTTAGTGTTTTGTGTGTTAGTCATGTCTGTTTCTCCTTGTTTAGACATATATAGATTAGTCGTTGTGTTAGGCTGCGTCAATGTTACCATTTTGTCACGTGACAATTCTGCAACACTTCTACTTTGATGCCATCCATGCGGCTATAAGTTTCCGCATGACGTTCTGCTTCATCCATACGCTTCACTGTGTGATAGCATATCATCTTGTTAGTCTTAGTACTTGTCAGTATGATGCGAATCATGTGCTTAGCTCCTCTAATACTTGGTTGTACACTTGGCACCGATCAAGGTAGTACAGCAGTACCTCTTCATCCTTGTACTCAGGCATGCTCTGTTCTGACAGGAAGATGTCACTCTCAATCATATCTTTCATCATCAGCATCTGGCTTGATGTTAGCTCTAGTGTGTGCATTTGTTATGTCTCCTTCTGCTTACTGTTTATTTGTGCACATATATCTATCAATGTGTCAACACTTTTCTTTGGGATGGTTAGATTGTACTGCGTAGCATCATGCGCCACACACATCTCACCTGTGTCATACAAACGTGCTACCCATCCTTGACCTAAGTCATGCGTTTTAGTTAAGTTCATTACGCCA